CAGCGATCCAAGCTTTTTGGTTGGGCTGGGAAAGCCACTAGAGGGCCCGCCGCTATGCGTGCAGTTGAAGGTGTTCATGGAGATCCACTAGATATCGCTAAAGAGAAATTGCACAGTGAACCAAGCGACTATCCCCCCGTCGAAAAAGGTGTTATAGATTATATATTTGATCACTATAAACCCGATTTCGATACATATCGTGGAATTTTAACATGGGAGGAAGCGTTGCGTGGAAATAGTGAACGTAACATACCTAGTATTTGTGCTAAAACTTCACCAGGATGGCCTTATAATTGTAGTGGAGGCAAGAAAACTGATTATATCAATGTAATTGAGTTGGATAACCAAATTACTTATGATTACAAGCCGGATTTTTTAAAACAACTTAAAACAGAAGACACCAAACTAAGGAAAGGAGAAGACATTGAATTAGTTTGGTGTGACGTCTTAAAAGCGGAGTTGCGTAAATGGCTTAAGATCATGGAAGGTAAAACACGATTATTCGGATGTTGTCCACTTAATGGATTATTTCACTATCGGCGATATTTTGGGGCGTTGGAAGCATGGTTAATACGCTTACAATTGACACATCATGTTTCGGTTGGCACTAATCCACATGGCATGGATCCAACCGTTTATCATCAAAGACTTACAAGGTATGGCAAAAGTGTGGTTGCTGGAGATTACTCTAATTATGATGGAGGAATTCCGAGATGCGTTGCTGAAGCATTTTTAGAATTTTGTAATAAGTGGTACGATGATGGAGAAGAAGAGCGTAACGCAAGAAGAATTTTGGTCAAGAATATGTATGAAGCAAAACGCATATCGGGTGCAACAATCTATCAGACATATGATGGGAATCCCAGTGGAAATCCTATCACGTCAGTTTATAACTCAATCGCCAACATCATAATGATGGTGTCAGTATTAATGTACGATCTGGGCATTGAGAATTTTGACATGGTTTGCTTTGGTGATGACAATGTTGTTGCCGCAGATCATGATTTGACATGTGGAGATTTTGCTCCACATCTCGAGAGAAGATTTGGAATGAAGTATACACATTGTTCCAAATTAGATGAGAATTTGGATAAGTTGGATTCTATTGCAGATATAACTTATCTAGGCCGAACATTTCGTAAGGAAGGTGCAATATATAGAGCTCCGTTGAGCATTACTACTATATGCGAATCCACTTACTATGTAGGAAAATCCTTGCCGGAAAACGAATTGTTACTGCAGGTTTCACAAAGTTTCTTTATAGAATTGGCTCACCATCCCCGTAGTGTATATGATCACTATAGTTACAAATTTTTACGTACTATAAAGGAG